GTCGAGGTTCCTATCGAGGCAATGCGTGATGCCATTCAATATCAAGACATTAACACCAACCAGATTCTTTTAGATCTTAAGAAAGAATCAAATGATATGAGCGAGCCAGATTCTAAAGCACCAAGACTTCAGGCACACTCACAGATGATTAAAGATCTTGTAGAGCAGACTGGAAATACTCTTGACGATGATACTGCTGACAAGATTCGTGATGCTATAGATGAAAAAGGACTTCTTGATTGGTCCGAGGCAGATGATGCAGAGATCATCGAGGCAATCACTGAAGTTGCTGGCCCTGGACTACTTGGCCAAGAAACTCCGCAGTCCGAGTCACCGGTAAGCCCAACGCCTTCTGCAGAAGTTGCTATTGACTCTCCAGAAGCTGAAACTCCACAGTTTAACTACCCAGGTCCTCGTGAAAATGGATATAGCGCTAACAACATCATTCTTGACTCTAACCGCGTCGCGGTTGGGGCAGGCTCACGTATTCAAGCTCTATCCGACGGGCGCGCTGGGACAATCGTTGCGGTACAAAACATTGACACAAAAACTGGCCGTGATGCAGACTATGCGCGTATTCGTTTTGACGACGGCACGACTGCTGTTCGCTCTGCCCGTCAAATTTTTGGAATTGACGCTGGAGCTCCTGTTGCTCAAGGAGAAGGGCCAGGACAGCTTCCACCAGCTCGTCGTAACCCAGTCCCTCAAGATCCAGCGGTACGTCTTAACGAGCCAGCGCCTCAAGGTATACCAGTTATAGCAGGTAACGGAGACATTCCTGGAGTTATGCTAGCAGACACTCCGCAAGATCTTGTTGAATTTACCAACCCTGACGCTAAGCAATCTGATTACGCAGCGTGGGGTCTGCGTGCTCCTGAAATTGCTCGAGCTGGGCGTGACCGCGCTACTATTAAAAATATAGAAGATCTAGTTGTAAAAACAGAAGAAGCAAGAACTGCAGCACGCAACGCATCGACTGCCGACGAGCGAGACAAGGCTGATGCTGAAGTTTCTTTATACTACACACAGTTAAAGAAGCTTGTGCGCGATACATTTGGTATTCGTGCAGGTGTAGCACTTGGAAGTAGCAATTATACTATTAAAGAAGAAGCAAACGTTAGTTTTTCTATGTACAACTCTGGTGAAGTAAGTGTCGGTATCTCATTTAGAATATTAGACAGTAATGGAACAGATATAGGTCAAGGATCTCGCTCACTTAGACGTGCCAACGTAGAACAGCCAGACGGCATTACAGTGCAAGAATGGTCTGTGTCAAATGATATTCTTGTCATTGAAGACAACAGTAAAAAACAGTCTGGGTTTGCAGCAGCTTATAACAGATATATGGAAGACTGGTACATAGCAAACGGTTTTAAGAAGATAAAGGTACATGCTGCTGCTGGAGCGCGTTGGCAGGGTGGACTTGTCTGGGCGCTTAACGGCTTTATCTGGGACGGACCTAGCCAGGCTAGCAGAGTTCCAGCTATTCTTCGTAAGATGCTAAATGATGCAAGAACTACAGAAGAAGAAAAGAAAATTATTAAAGATATGCAACAGAAGATGGCGGAGCTCAACCCTACAGGTAAATACACTCCAGGTACCGTGCCTACGCCTCTTGAAATTGCTCTTATCGGCTCATCGCAAGGGGCTTCAAAAGGTTCATCGTGGGCAGGAAAGCGTGCAATGTCTGCCCTCGATTGGTATGGAGTAAAGAACCTTGATCCGGCAGCTATCGAGCAGCGCCAAGCTGTAAACTATGATCAGATGCGTAATGCACGAAAGAGAATAGCAGGCAATGTAAATCGTCCTAACGTTAGCCGTGAACTTGTTCTTAAGGCTAACAGTAACGAGTTTGCAGACGCAAACCCAGAGCTTAGACCGTATATTGACTACATCCGTGATGTTCTTAGAAGCAACCGCTCACTGGCAGTCCTGTCTCCTGGCGCAAAGACCGCGTTAAATCGCTTCACCGCTTCTCAGCTTATGAAAGGCGAAGACAGAACACTAAGCCTGGAAGATATTATTAAGTTGCGTATAGCTCTCGATGCAGAGTTTAAGGCGGACAATCCTCTATCAGCTTCAAGTGACTTTGGGGTTGGCAACCAGCTTCTAGACGTTTCAATGGATGACGTTAGAAAAAATAATGTTCCAGGGTTTACCATAAAAGAACTTGGCGTCTATGAATCAGGTGTTAACGATACGTATATGGTGACGCATAACGACTCCGGTCAAATATTCTTTTTGAAGAAGGATGCATATGCTTCAATGTATAGCATCAACGGGCCAGGCGCCGAGATACAGGCAGACACTATGCTACGTGCATCAGGAGTTGTTGCAGGGTATGAAACACGCGTCAGCAACGTAGACCCAGAGGTTCTCGTTATGCAGCGCGCAGGCGTAGGAGTGCCTCTTCTTGGTGAGCCTATGACAGCATCCAATGCACTCTACAAAATGTCTATAGATCTGCCAGACGGCACAACCGTAAAGGTTAACCCACAGAACTTTATGGATCTTCTACATACTCCAGAGGATGCTATTAGGGTGATGCTAGTCGATCTTATCATCAGCAATGTAGATCGCCATAATGGAAATCTCCTAATTGCTATCGATGGAACAGACACGGGTAAAATCAGAATACTGCCTATCGACCATGCGCTATCATCATTTAGTCCTGATGTTGAAAGAATACAGGACACGGTGTTGCAAGTGTTTAACGAAGGTAACGATAATCTTTACGGAATGGCAATGCCAGTTCTAACCAAGCGTCTTAAACAACAAGAGCTTCTTGCTCTGTTTAGAAATGAAGCAAATAATATGATGGAAGCACTAAGCAATCCAGCAAACCTTCCTACAGGAAAAGAACTTGATCTTATAATTTCTAATTTTGGAAGCCTAGACGCGTACCGTCAAAAGATCCAAGAGCGTATTGATTCTCTTCTTAAGCCTAACGGTGAAGGCTATAAGACTTTATTAAATGTTCTTAAACCCAGCTACTGGTCTCAACGATAGGGGAATACGCAATGATAAAAGTGATCCGCGCATTTGATATGAACGACAAGACGCATGCCTTTTCCGTTGTGGCAACCGACAAAGGATTTAAGTATATCTTCCTAAACGACAAGGAAGCTATTTTTAACTCAGGTAAGCGAGTTCAACTTGTTTTAGATGCTGTTAAAAAAGATAAGAAGTCTTTTACAGTAGATGACTACCTTAACCTGGCTAAGTATAACCTAAGTAACTACTATTTCTCTGCTCCCTTTGAAGAGCCTAACGAGAATATCGCCATCAAAAGTGAAAAACTTAAGATGGAGAAAAATAAAAAGAATGAAGACTTAGAGAAGATGTCTAGTAAGTCTGCCGAGCTTACTCGTAGATCTCTAGACATCGAGCAGGTTTTTGTAGACTTCCCAGAGCTCTACGAGCAGCTCATGTCAGATGACCCGGACCAAGAAGTTACGGCGTCTGGCGTGACAGAGCTTATATTTGCAGCTTTAGGCTCGGTTGATCCTAATGGACCTTATGCAGAGCTGTTAGATTATCTAGACGAGCAGCCAGCCAATAACGATGAACAAGGGAAGAAGTAATATGCATATCGTAGGCAAGAATGGCTCGCACGTTCTGTTCTCAAACGAGAACAGCGGAGTCATCATCGATGTCGATGACAATACGGTAGTAGACTCCGGATCTCTTTCAGCGCTTATTGCTTCTGCTAAGTGGTATAACGACAGCATCGAGTTTGATGAGTCAACCGCAGAGCTTGCCCAGGCTGCGTTGACTACACTAGACGTAAGCATTGTTTCTTCCGCAGGTCGCATGTACACCATTCCTAAAGGCGCCCAGGAGGAAGCTAAGCGCGGTCTAGAGTGGCGTAAAGAACACGACCGTGGAGGAACACCTGTAGGTGTCAACTCTGCACGTACACTTGCGAAGGGTGGCCAAATTGGAATTGAAAAAGTTCGCCATATTGCTAAGTATTTTCCTCGTCATGAGATTGATAAGAAGGCGACGGGCTATCAGCCAGGCGAGAAGGGCTTTCCTTCTCGTGGGCGTATTGCGTGGGCTCTCTGGGGCGGAGACGCGGGATGGAAATGGGCGCAGGCTATCGTCGAGCGAGAAAATAAAAAAGCATTAAGAGCTGACGGATACACAGATCGTGGCTACGAGGAAGATCAATACACCTATGCCACAGACACTAGCTATGACGCGGACGTTGATGCGTTTAAGTTAGCGGCAGCCACTGATAATGGAGCAGTTGAATTTCTTGCCCGTATGCGTATGGACGGCTCAGGAATTGACCGTCTCTACAAGGTAGACGAAGCGTATAACGTTTCAGTGTGGGATGCAGGATTTTGGCACTCTATGCCGGAGACAAACTCTGACTTTGCAAGTTATGACCTAGCACTTGACAATCCAGATGATACAGTTGAAAAAACCCACGTTGAGATCGACGCAGAGTCTGCGCTCTTTATCTCTGCCTGCCTACAGGAAAACCCAGGGCACTACATCTCGTTGTTTGATATTAACTACGATGAAGCAGACATGATTCTAAAGGCTGCGTCTGAGCTTGACTACACGTTCATTGATAGAGTTGTTACCGCCGCGGCAGAAGCTCCGGTTCCAGGAGATGGAAACTACACTCCTGAAGAGCGAGCACAAAATGCAGATAAGCAAGTACGTGATAAGACAGGCAAGTTTTCAAAGGTTGGCTCACGTGTAGTTATCGGTGGAGACACTGAAAAAGGCACAGGAAACATTATTGCCCTTGACCCTGCAAAACAAAGCGTGCGTGTTCGTCTTGACTCTGGCAGTGTAGTTGATGTCCCAGCTAATGCAACAGAGTCAGAGGCTACCGCCTCACCTACGTCTTCAACGCAGGCACCAATTGAATTTGAAGGATTAGATACATCAGGAATTCTTGGTGAGCCAAGAGTTCCTATTGACCGTCCTAACGCAAGAATACCTGGAACTCTTCCAGCACTATCACCTGAAGATCTTGGAAAGATGATGGGCGACTGGCCTGCCTGGGTTAAGTCACAGCGAGATGCTTTTAACCCAGCAAAGGTTTCTACTCCTGATGCACCTAAGCCTATTAAAACAATTACAGGAAAAGATCAAATTCCTAATATTGAAAAGCCAGCGTACCTAACTGAGCTTGAAGAGCTAACAGGAGCTAAGCTAGAGTTTGATCCGTACAAACATCCGTTACTAGAGCCATTCCTAAACAAGAAGGTTCAAGGGTCTGACGGTAAGTTTTATTACCCAAACAAGTCCTACTACCAGCCAATCATTCGCGGTAGCGCGGAAAAAGCTGGTAAGTCTAAGGAAGTAACACCTGCTACCAGTGATGTTCAACCTTTGTTCTTTGCTATTGTCTCTCAAGACGACCCAGGTGCGGTTCTAGAGCTCGTCTCTCTTGTACCTGCAAGCTCTACCTCTACAGATCCTATGACGTACATCCGCAAGGATAGTAAGTGGATGCGCGAAGAAGCTATCCTAGCAGATCTTAACTCTCCAACTCCTCCTCCGGTAGTTCCACTAGACGGCGAGTCATTGAAGAGTGTCATCGAGCAGGTTGACGGTATCGTTCCTGTAGTATCTTCTGGATACAGTGACTCAGATATTATTACAGTTCTATGGGGCGCTAACGGAAACGTCATGGTGATGACCGCTGCAGGTGGTGCAGACAGAAACCGTGGAAACGCAGAAACCCTACGTCGCTATTGGACAGTAGGCAAGGGCGCACTAAAGATTCGCTGGAACACACCTGGCGATTGGACACGTTGCTACCGAAACCTAAAGAAGTATATGGGTCCACGAGCTAAGGGATATTGTTCCCTACGTCATCACGAAGTAACAGGTATGTGGCCTGGAGATAAAAATAACCCAGGAATGAACAAAGGAGCGTTTGCCATCGACGGTATCAACTCATATGAAGAGGTATTAGCAGCTTCAACTCTATCTGCGAGAGCAGCCGATGCTCGTTCGCGGGTTATCACTGCAGGCGCAGAGATTATCCCAGTAGACGGCGGAGCATTTAGAATCCCTCTTGTTATCCCTGAAGATCTTGAATCAGGTGACGGTCGTAAATTCAAGAAGGGCGCGATTGAAATTCGCGAGCTTCCACTTCCTTTGATGTGGCAGATCAAGACAGACGAAGGACATAACGGTTCGGTAGTAGTTGGCCGCATTGACTTTATGGAACGCACTGAAAATGGTATTGGAAATGCCACCGGAGTCTTTGACTCTGGTGCCTACGGGCAGGAAGCCGAGCGCCTCGTTCGTGAAGGCTTTATCCGCGGTGTTTCCGCTGACTTGGATCAATTTGAGGCAAGCCAGCACACAGTTGAATTATCTGAAGATGAAGATGCTGGTAAAATTGGAACGGACAAGCTCATGATTACTCATGCGCGTGTTATGGCGGTAACTCTAGTGCCTAAACCGGCATTTCAAGAGTGCCAAATCTACCTTGTCAATAATGACAAGAAACAGGAGGACATCGTGGTTATTCCAGACGGAGTATACGCAGATGAAATGGATCCGGTAGAAGCGTCAGCTATCGTAGCGTGTGGCCTAGTTGCTGGATCTATACCAGTCACGCCTCCGCGCTCATGGTTTGACAACCCTCAACTACGTCAGGCAACGCCTTTGACGGTAGATGAAGACGGACGCGTGTTCGGGCACATTGCCGCATGGCACGTTGACCACATCGGAATGTCCTTTGGAACCCGTCCACCGCGCTCAAAGAGCAAGTACGCCTACTTCCACACAGGAGTTGTTCGTACAGACGACAATACAGATATTCCTGTAGGTCAATTAACATTAGCAGGAGGCCATGCCTCACTAGAAGCATCTGCATCCGAGGCTGCTCGTCACTATGACGATACAGGCTCTGCAATCGCAGATGTTCACGCTGGAGAAGATGCCTTCGGTATCTGGGTCTCCGGTGCTCTTCGTCCAGGCACGTCTCCAGAGCAGGTTCGTGCACTTCGTGCGTCTGCACCTTCCGGCGACTGGCGTCCAATCAAGGGACAACTTGAGCTCGTTGCCGTATGTCAGGTAAACGTTCCAGGGTTCCCTATCGCACGGGCTCGTGTAGCCTCAGGCGCGGTTATGGCATTAGTTGCGGCAGGTGCCCAGGTACTTGCACGCATGAAGTCAGATCCGGTCACAGAATTAAGCTCTAGAATTGAAAAACTTGAGCAGTTAGAAAATGCACAACTTTCTGCAAAAGCGGATGTCGCAAAGGCAAGGTTTACTGAAGTTCGTGAAGAGAAGGAAGCTCAGCTTTCAAATAAGGCAGCTGAAGCCTACGCCCGTATCTACGGTGCTCCTAAGTATGATGACAACTTTGGATATATCTCACGCGAAAAGCGTCAAAAGCTAGCCAAGGAAGGCAAGGCTCTTCCAGACGGTTCTTACCCAATTACAAACCTTGATTCCCTAAAGGATTCAATCCAAGCGTACGGTCGTTCTAAGCCTGGCAAGCGAGCAGCCGTTCGTCGCCACATTAAAAAGATGGCTCGTAAGTTTGATCGCCCAGATCTCATCCCAGAAAATTGGAAATCACTCTCTATGGTAGATGAAGAGGTTAGTGATCTTCGTTCACGTTTGGCAGAGCTTTCCGCTGCGCTAGGCGATGATATGGGAAAAACATTAGCGGTTGAGACTCAAGAGCAGGGTAAATACACCCCTGACACTCAACCGCGCGATGAAAAAGGCAAGTTTCGTGTAGTTCTAGCGCGTATCAAGCAGGATCTTGGTGACGCTGGGCTGCAGGACGTAGTACAAAAGGTATCTGAGGCAGAAGAGCTCAACGAGGTCGGTAACTACCAAGACGCGGCTAAGGCTGCCAACGATGTTATCGGTATCGTAGACAGACTAGATGCCGGAGCCTTAAACCCACAGGCAATAGAAAATGTTCGCTCCTCGGCAAAAGCCCTAGGTGAGGTTATTGCTAACCTTCCCCTACCGTTTGGGAGTGATACGGAGAAGGTTCGCTACAGCGATCTTCCTCCAGCTTTAAAAAATCTTATGGACGATATGCTGTCACGAGTGACAGAGAAGATCGGTGCAAAAGACGCTGAAGAGGCAACCGTGGGCTTGCGGTCCTTTATGTCGGGTGGAGACTACTATACTCAACAGGAGATTTCCTCTGAGTTAAGTAAACTTCTTCGACTATTAACCTAGAAAATATAATGTATTATTCAATCTAGGTGGAGTGCCTTAATGCGCCGCATTAAGTCCCTCGGCCTTGACTGATTAGCGAGATGAACTAACTAATCTTGTTCATCATGACTGGCCCAGAGGAGGGACAGTGGACCAAATTAAAACAATGCTTGACACCCTGACTGAACTCAACGAGGAACAACTCGCTGACCTACAGACAGCCATCGTCAATGAGTTTGAAACGGTTGAGAAGGAAGATCCTACTCCTCAGACAGTAGACGCCATGACATCACTAGCCGATATGCTTGACACCGTTCGCGGTGAAATCAAGGGTCGCGCAGCTGCAGCTGAAGAGCTTGCAGCACGTGCTGCGGAAGCAGCAATGCGTGTTAAAGGCCAAGAAGATGCTCCTGCAGAAGATGCTCCAGAAGGTGATAAGCCTGCTGAAGAAGCTCCTGCTGAAACTGAAGAGAAGCCTGAAGAGGCTCCTGAAGAAGAGAAAAAGGAAATGCCTATGGCAGCGTCAACATCTGTGGAAACAGGATCTGAGCTTTCAACCTCAGTAGAACCAACAGAAACAACAGAGACAACAGAGCCTGTAGCTGAACTTTCAGCTCCAGAAGAAGTTGTTGCAACTGAGATCGAACCAGCAGCTGAAGCTGCTGTAGAGATCGAAGCTGCTGCAGAAGCAACAGTCGAGGCAACTCCACAAGCTGAGCTTTCAGTAGTAGAAGAAGTACTAACAGAATCGACCGAACCTGAAGTTGTCGCAGAAGCACCTGCTGAAGAAGCAGTTGTAGCGTCAGTTGAAGAAGAGGTACCATCAACAGAACCAGAAACAATCGAAGCGCCCATCGCGCAGGAAGATCAGGAGGCACCAGTGACCGCCGCCGCAAACAACGAGTTGGACGCTTTAATCGAAGCTCCAGCTGATCGCCGCCCTGTTGCTCAGGTATCAGCTGCTGCAGTGGCAATCACTGCTGGCGCTGACATTCCTGGCTACACAGCTGGCAGTTCAATTGACGATATGAGTGGAGTTGCCGAAGCAATGGCAAAGCGTATCCACACACTACGTCGTGTAAATGGTGGAGATGGAGAGCAGCACATCGTTGCTTCTGTCACCACAAAGTTCCCAGAAGAGCGCACCCTTACACAGGATGCAGAAGCTAACTGGAACAAGATCCAGTCAGTAGTCGGCCCAGAGGCACTTGTTGCATCTGGCGGACACCAGGCTCCATTCGAAACTAAGTACGACATCTTCGGTCTTGGCACAGCAGTACGCCCAGTTCGCGATTGCCTACCTCGTTTCCAAGCAGATCGTGGCGGTATCCGCTACATCGTTCCACCAGTTCTATCTGACTACGGCTCAGCCGTGGGCATCTGGACTGCTGCAAACGATTCAGCAGAAACACCATCACCATCAGCTAAGCTAAGCTTGACTGTAGCAGCAGCATCTGAGACAACAGTCTCAACAGACGCTGTAACACTACAGCTACAGTTTGGTAACCTTCTAACACGTGCATATCCTGAATTGATCGCTCGTCACAACGAGCTTGGTCTCATCCAGCATGCACGCGAGGCTGAAGGCAACCTTCTAACAAAGATCGGCACAGCATCAACAGCTGTTACATCAACATCTGTTGTTGGTCTTGCTCGTGACTTCCTAGTCCAGCTTGGCCGCGCTGCAACAGCATACCGTTCACGTCACCGCCTAGATGCAGATGCGCCACTTCGCGTTATCATGCCAGCGTGGATCAAGGACGCAATGGCTGCTGACTTAACTCTATCAATGCCTGGAGATTCAACTCTCAATGCATATGCAGAGATCGAAGGCTACATTGCAGCACGTGGCATCAACGTATGCTACTCACTCGACATCGCTGGTGGAACAGCAGCATTTGCTGCTCAAGATGGTGGCGCAATGAACGAGTTCCCAGATACATTCATCTGGTACATGTTCGCTGAAGGTTCATTCTTGTTCCTTGACGGCGGCACAATGGATCTCGGAATTATCCGTGACTCAACACTCGTTGGTACAAACGACTACAAGATGTTCGTTGAAACCTTCGAGAACGTTGCAAAGGTTGGCGTTGAATCTCTCAAGGTGACATCAACAATCAACGTAAACGGTACAGCTTCTGCACTACGCGACCTACTTGGTGGCGCAACAGCAGCTACAGTCGAATACTAAAATTCGATAAGTCGTGGAGGGAGCGCTCAGCAATGGGCGCTCCCGATACGAAAACAATAACTAGATTTTAGGTTAGGAATAAGGAATATGGCATTCAAAGGAATCCATCCAGCAGCGGATATTGAACCAATCGAGTTTGGTCTATATGCCGTAGCTAAGCCATCTCTTTCCGAAGACCACGCAAATGAAAACGAGTGGACACGTGGTTTCTCTCAGGAATATATCACTGAGCCAAACTATGTTCGCAACTGGGACGAGACATCTACAACAAGCTATGTTGTATCAGATAGCCCTAGCTCAAGTCTTTACAAAGAGCTCAAGCCAATTTTTATTGAAGTAGAAGATCAGCGCTCAACATTTGGCCTCGCTGGAGAGGACCGATTTGCTCGTGTTCTCAAGCAGCTCGAAGGTGTGTCACAGAAGGCACTTGAGTCCGAATTATGGAACGGAGAGATTGCGCTAGCCCAGTCACTTCCAAACACTTTTTTAACAAGCACAAGCGGAACAGTTATTCACTCTGAAGCAGCGCACGGAGCCGCATACTCGCCTAAGCGTGGACTTGCACTTTTAGAGCACTACGTTGGAGAGGTGTCTCCAGCAGGCGAGAACGGGGTTATCCACTTATCACGTGATGCTTTTACTCTTATTGCGAGTAACAACCAAGCATTTTTGCACGTTGAAGGTAAATCTCATATCCAAACCTTCGCAGGGACACCTGTAGTGATAGGTTCTGGCTACAGCGGAGATGGTCCACACCGAGCAATTAGCACTATTGCGGTAACGTCAAACGTTGCCACTATCGTCACTACAGGCACTCATCACATGAAGGCTGGAGAAATATTCTCCATTACAAGCTCGTCAAACAGCACGAGCTTTGACGGATCATGGACTGTAAAAGCAGTAACGAACACAACGACATTTACCGCTGATATTACAGCTACTAATCAAGCAGCAACCGCCTACCCTGGATACGTTCAGATGCAAGGCGACGACGACACTAAATGGATTTACGCTACTGGCAAGGTGTTTGCGCACCTAGGCAAGTCAGAAGTGGTAAATGACAGTCTAGCACAGGGCTATGACGTGTCAGGGAATAGGAACGATATGAAGATCAAGGCAACTCGCTCGGCGATTGCCTACTTTGATCCATCGGTTCATCTCGCAATCAAGCTCGATCTAACGGTATAGAATAACTCTAGTAGCCGCTTCGAAATAAGGAGAAAAATAAACAATGGCAACTCAAGAATACGCCGCCAGTATTCAGGGCGTCTCAATTCGAGTAACTCGACTTGACGCGTCTGGCACCCTCCTGAATGAACCTGGCGATAGCTACACAACATCTGCGTTCATGCGCCTTTCATTCACACCTGAATACGAAGAGGGCGATGAAATTACAGAAAAAGGCGCTAACGGCGCTGTCTGCGTTACATACAAGTCTCCAGATACACTAAAGCGTATCACAATGGAACTTGCAATCTGCGAGCCAGATCCAGAATTGACACAGCTTATCTCAGGCGGTCTATTACTTCGTAAGAACCTTGGCACATACGCTTCACCAGATCGTAAATCTATCGGTTGGTCTTCTCCTGCAACAGGTGATGATCCTGCAGGTAACGGTGTTGCTATCGAGTGCTGGTCACACGCAATCATTGACGGAAAGAAGGCAGCATCACTTCCTTACTTCCACTGGGTATTCCCATACGCAAAGCTTCGCCTCTCAGGCGACCGCGTAATTGAGAATGGTTTGCTTGCAAACACATTCGAAGGTTACGGACTTGGCAACACGGAATTCGGATCAGGTCTCGATGAGCGCTGGGAATACCCAGTTGCAACTGAGCGTCCATACTCATATGCTCGTAATGCTTGGGCTCCAACAGGCCGCAAGGGCTTCTACAGATGGCACCCAGAGATCACAAAGACTATCTCAAACACTTACCGTACAGGAACAACTGCTACAATCACTACCTCAACTGCTCACACCTTTGAGGTTGGCGATACAGTAACAATCGCTGGTACAAACGGAAACTCTGCCTTGCACGGTACATACACAATCGCAACTGTACCAACAACAACAACCTTCACATATACGACAACAACAAGCGGAACAATCACTTCTGCTGCAGATACTGGAACGGCTGTGGTAGCTACGAACTCACGTGCGGTGACAGACTTCACTTCACAGGGTTCAACAACAGCTTATAACGTTCCTGGAAACGAAGACTATAACGCTGATAACGCTGTAGACTTTATCCTTGCGTCTACAGAGGATCCAACCTCTTAATAATAGAATGTGAGCGGCATGCCGATGTGTTACCACCAACACAGGCATGCCGCTCCTTTATTAAGATCTACATTAACGACGATTAGACAGGATAGATAAGTGTCAAACCTTTGGGTTTCAGTAGAAGAACTTGACATCTACGCGGATCATGAATACGCGTACGAGGCCGTTAAGGTAGCGTCTCAACTTCTATGGTCTATGTCTGGTCGCAAGTATGGTGGAATCAATACAGTTACAGAAAAATATGTGTGCGCATCTCGTGCGTATCGTCTAGGCGCCTCTGCTCGTAACTACACGCCGGAGCTTGTCGCTGGCGACATGTATAACCTTCCTTTTGATGAATTTGACGACTACGCCGAGCTTACAACAGACGGTATGTCGCCATCTACCCGTTTACGCCTACGCGGACGGCCTGTAGTTAAGATCGACGCCGTCCGTGACCGCACCGGAACGATAGTTGACCCTTCTAATTACTATTTAGTAGATCATTCTACACTTCAAGCACGTTCAGGCACAGCCTGGGCACCTTGCAACATTGAAGTTACATACACATACGGATCTCCACCTCCTGCCTCTGGCAAGGCAGCCGCGCGTACCCTTGCTACAGAGTTTATTAAGCTTTGGTCTGGCAACGATGACTGCGCGCTACCTCAGCGTGTTACTTCTATTTCTCGTCAAGGCGTTTCCTACACTGTTCTTGACAACCAGGACTTCATTGATGAGCTTCGCACAGGTCTATACGTTGTAGATCTCTTCCTTAAGTCTTCAAACCCAGATAAGGCACGTGCAAAGGCACGCGTATTCTCTCCAGACGTTCCTCGCGCTCGTCGTCACGTCCCTAAGCCTCTTTCTCTTGCACCAAGCGTTCTTGACATGGTCATCACGGGAAATGACGGCGGAACTCTCGACGTAAACATCGACTACATCAACGCCGCGTTCTTAGTTACAGATGATACATGGATACCTAACCTTAAGATCAGCAACTACAGCGGAACTAAGACAAGTGACCTTGGCTCAGGCGCCGTGTCTATCAATACCATCACTAATGATATATCTAAGTCCGTCTCTTACAAGCAACTTGCCGATAACATGGCGATTATTACCACGTCGACTGCCCACGGGTTCTCAGAGGGCGACTACGTGACAATCTCAGGCATTAACGCAACCTTTAACGGCTCGTACTACATTGCGGATGTTCCTACGACTACTACCTTTATGTACGTCAAGGTTGCAAGCAACGTTGCGTACGGCGCAGACACAGGAACGGCGCTTGTTACAAACGAGTCTCGTGACACGCTAACATTATCGGTTACCTACGCAGACGCGTATGCCTACGCAGGCTTTGTTGACCCAGGTACGTGGGATCTTTATGCAGTACGGGGAACTGAAACTGTGTATATTGCGTCCGGTAACCTATCACTTAGACTTGGCGCCATACCGACACCTACATATACACTAGACAACTAGGAGACGCGATATGCCAATAACAGATGTCTCTACAGTATCAGAAGACGCGTTAAGCCTTAAGGTTTTTCTTGATAAAGTACTCGAGAAGACAATTAAAGTATTTGAAGAAAACAACGTCCCACTACCTTCTCGCAGGCTTTGGACTGTAGGCGAGCCTGCAATTGACTGCGAGCAACTGGTTGTTTCTTTCATGCAAATGTACTTAGGAACACCTGGAGACCAGGCAGGCACTCCACAACGTTGCACAATGCCAAGAAGTGCTGTTCTCACAATTTCTATATCGCGCGAAATTCCTGTCGTCGGACAGAACGGTAAAGCTCCTTCTGCAGACAAGATTCAAGAAGGTTCTGAAGCAGCTGTAGTAGATGCATGGATGTTCATGCGTTTACTTAATAGACTTGACCAATGGGAGCCAGACGAGTTTGGAATGGGCGTCATTGCTACAGCTGATAGCTCCGGGTTTGACGGTGGTTTTCAAACAACAGCTATGCAACTAACTATGGTCGTGCCATAATGCCACTTTTTGGAATTATACGTGACAGTCCGCTAATCTATTTGGGGCAACGGATAGGTCGTAGTGTTCAAAAAGCTGGCAGAGTAAGTGCGCCCAGTGTATCTTCAGGCATAGGTGTAAGCTTTGGGCCTACACGGGTAGTATTTCGTAAGACTACACTGGACTTTACTCTTAACAGTCCCTTCGGGCCTGTAGGACGTCATATGTATGTTCGAGGTCGTGCTATCGTTAGCGCTGCAAAAGCTCAAGTAGGAGTTGACACCGGTAGATTAAAGAATTCTATAAGTATGACGCAGTCACGAGCAGTGTACGGGCAGAGTATGACTATTGGGTCTCCGCTTAGATATGCTCTCGCCCATCACGAAGGTACACGTCCACATATAATTACTCCTAACAGGGCAGAGGTTCTTCGGTTTAGTTCTAGAGGTCGCGTAGTGTATGCACGCTCTGTGCGACACCCTGGAACTAAGCCTAATAAGTTCCTCGCGGACAACCTTTATTTGATAAGATAACCTAGAATTAAAGCACGTGCTTTAATAAAGACACCAACACAATACGGAGGAAGAAATAATGACCAAGTTCAAAGATTTTGGGTCCGAAGACACCGGCCAAAAAGAAGAAATATCTTTTAAGATTCACGGCGAGGAATTTTTTTGCCGTCCAGAGCTACAAGGAAAAGTTCTCTTAGACCTAGTTTCTAAGTCAAACTCAGATGATGCGGCAGAGGCTGCCAACTCTATTAGCTTCTTCTTTAAGCATGCTCTTATGGAAGAAAGCTACGAGCGATTTAACGCTCTACTTCTACACCCTGACAAGATTGTTCAGATGGAAAAACTAGGAGAGATTAGCGCCTGGCTAGTTGAGGGTTATACCTCACGCCCGACTCAGGGGCCAGAAGTCTCGTCTCCTGGGGAATAGATCTCTGGCCCTACGTTAATGGAAAAGCACTCGTGAACGGATTAAACTTAAAGGAAATGGAGGCAAGTGATATGCTCGACGTCTTGCACTACTTCTTTGAAGACGATCTGTTCTACTCAACTGTTGAACAGGCAGAGGGTAGAGATCGTTCCCGCGTAGCTATCTATCAAGACTTTTACAACTCTTCGTATGCCTACTCGACAACTTCAGGTTCTACAGCCAGCGGAAAAGGCTACACTAAGAATTTTGACGACTACGAGTTTATATCAGAAGAGGAAGAAGAAAAGATAGTTCCTTTTGATCCTTTGCAAAAGAAAAAAGAAACTAAGCCTTTCATCAGACCTACAGTAGTAAATGCCGCAGCGGACCAGCCATTTGGCAACACGCTTGACGGACCGATTACTAGAGGATAAGAAAATTAAAAACCGAAAGGAGGTGAGTAAGTGGCAGTAGTTGGCGATGCGTATATAGTCGTAAAGGCTATAACGACTGGCTTCGAAAGAGATGTGCGCCGTTCTTTAGGTGGCATAAATCTTGGATCTGACGGCCAGTCTGTGGGCGAGTCCTTTACAAAAGGATTTAGTAACGGTCTGTCTAAAGGGCTAGGCAAGAAGTTTGATTTCTCTGCAGGAGAAGCAGACGCAGCACGTTTAGCTTTTCAGACGTTAGTTAGAACAAGCTTTACACTTACCGCCGCCATCGGCCCTCTTATCGCAGGTCTTGGCTCTCTCGGTGGAGGCTTTGTATCTCTTGTTTCTATCCTAGGAGCTGCAACGCCTGCACTTGTAGTTTTGCCTGGAATACTTACAGCAATAGGTCTTGCGGCTATAACAACTGTTGCGGCTTTTAGTGGAGTAGGCAAGGCTGTTTCTGCTGGACTAAACCAGCAGAAGAAAGCAACGCAAGACAACACGGCAGCTAAAATTGCAGCGGCGCGACGAATTGAAGATATTGAAAAGCGCATAGAGAAGTTGGTCGTAGACGGCCAGCGTCTTGAGCGTGACCGCATTAAAGATTCAATTGAGGCAGAACTAGACAAGGCAAAGGCAATTGAAGAAGCAAACGCAGATGAAGGAGAGGCGTATGCCAAGCTAGCCTCTGTAAAAGAAAAAAATACTGAATCAATGATTGAGGCGAACAATCGCCTTAAGGATGCACAACTTGAACTTACAAAAGCATTGGAAGACGGCCGTGAAGAAATTCAACAGATTGGCTTTGACGCAGAGGATGCAGCGCTTTCAGAGAAGCGCGCATCTATTACTCTTGAAAAGGCTCGTGAGACCTTACAGCGTACTCAAGATCTACCTCCAAATTCCCGCGCTCGTCGTGAAGCACAACTTGCGTTTGCTGAGGCTGAACTTGGTCTACGCCGTGCTAAGGATAAGAATAAAGATCTTCAAAAGCAACAAGATAAGCTAGCTGGAGATCCTAAAAATACAGAAGGATACATCAACGCGCTAGAGCGTCAAGAAGAAGCACAGGCAAACGTTGCTCAGACAGCGCGTGATGCCTTACGTAGCCAGCAGGCAGCTGAGGCAAATATTGTATCTGTAAAACTAGCAAATACAGAAAAAATTCTTGCCGCAGAGCAGAAGATAGCCGATGTTAAACAGCGCTATCAAGACCGAGAAGCAGACATCATCCTTCAAATTCAAGATGCGTACGATGATCTTGAGCGAGCAATGGAAGATCAAGCAAAAGCAGCAGAAGGAATTGCCGCGGGTGTTGATGCATACGCAAATGCGTTAGATGGCCTATCACCTGCAGCGCAAGAGTTTGTTAAATATCTTGTAGACACCTTCATCCCTGCACTCAAAGATCTAAGAGACGCAGCTGCCGCGGCTCTACTGCCTCTTATTAAAGACGGTCTTGAAAAGCTAAGAACAGAGCTATTTGATCCGCTAAAACCCATGCTTGCGGGCCTTGCAACTTCTATCGGCACAGCATTTAACTCAATTATTGACGCTATAGTCAAACCAGAGAACATTAAAGATCTTGAAAAAGTATTTGAGACTTCAGGCTACGTCGTTGAAGGTCTTGGAAAAACAATAGGAAGCGTCTACGATTCTATTCTTTCTATCCTTGTTGCGGCAGATCCTCTTATTCGCAAGTTTACAGACTTCTTAACTAAGAAAACTGCGGACTTTGCAAAATTCTTAAACGCAGGACAGGCTAGCGGAGAGCTAGAGGCATTCTTTACCAAGGCAGGAAATATCGCCGCTCAGTTGAGCGGAGTGTTTGGAAATCTATTTAGCGGAATATCTAATGTAATCAGCGCCAACTTCCAACCTGGCGGCGGAGGATACATCGTCCTCGAGTGGCTAGAAAAGATTACAGGCAAGTTTGAAGCGTTCTCGGGCTCGGTAGCAGGGAAAAACTCCTTGGCAGAATACTTTAAGGGAGCCGCGACAAACTCTATAGCGATTCTAGAGTCCGTAGGAGCATTCGTTAAGGAAATCCTTAAGGTAGGCGCAGACCCGAACGTTAAGGTATTCTTTGATACACTAAAGGGCGGCGCTCCTATCTTTGGAGATATTCTTAAGTCGTCAGTCGAGGCAGGCCCATCGCTCGCTAGACTAGTAGTCAGTATTCTTAAATTTACAAAGGCAACTACCGACGCGGGCGCAATTAAGATATTCTTTGACACGCTTAATACCGTCTTAACTGCAATAAATACACTCTTAGAAAATAAGTTTATTAAGTCCGTGCTTGATGCTGCAGGAAAAGTTTTAGCCTTTGGCTTAGCACTTGGCACCATCGGCAAGGTCGGAAACTTTGGTCTAAAGGTTGTTGCTGGCAGTCTACAAAATATCGGTAAAATAGTAGCTGCCATCGTGCCTGCTCCCGTTCTTGCCAGTGTTAAGTCGGGTCTAGAAACAATCGCGCTTAAAGGTATGTATGCCTTTGATAAGGTAAAGCAAGGCGCTATAGACACCGCAAAGGCAATAGCAAAAGACATGGGCAGCGCACTTAAAGAAGGCGGCACAAAATTACTTGACTTTGGAAAAGCTGCGGGTATTGCCGCAAAGGAAGGGCTATCTAAGCTTCTCACTAACTTAGGCAAACTTAGCATGTTCTTTGTAACAAGCCCTATAGGAATTGCCATTCTTGCCATTACAGTACTAGCAGGACTATTCATACTTCTATATAAGAACAGTGAAACGTTTAGAGAAGCTGTACAAAAGGCGTTTGAAAAAGTAAAAGAAGGCGCATCGATGGCGCTAGAGTGGATAAAGACAAACTGGCCACTTATCCTTGCGATACTTACAGGGCCAATCGGTCTGCTAGTTCTAGCTGTAGTAAAGAACTTTGATGAAATTGTTGCATTTGTTAAAGGTATACCGACAAAACTTAAAGACGCCGCGGTTGGCATGTGGACATGGATAACTGGTAGTCTCAGTTCAGCATACACTGCAGTGCAGGCTAAGTTTGTTGAAATTATTGCTTACATTAAAACAATACCAGGAAAAATTGGAAACGGTCTTAGCAATATATGGAGCGGGTTAACAGATGGCTTAAAAACTGCATGGGCTAACGCAAAAGCCTGGTGGAACGCAAACGTAGCAAGCAAAAAATTAAAAATTGGTGGACAGACTGTCTTTAACCAAACTCTTCCAAGTTTTACATTAGGATTCCCTCAGCTTGCTCAAGGCGGAATTGTCCCAGCAACGCCTGGTGGAACAATCGCGCGTATCGGTGAAGCTGGACGTCCAGAGCGTGTTGAGCCTCTTGACCCGCAAGGTTTATCTAAGCGAGATCGCGCTATGATTCAGATGTTAGCTGGTGGCTCAGGCGCAGGTGCAACAATTAACGTCTATCCTTCACAGGGTATGAACGAGTCAGAGCTTGCGTCTATAATTTCACGTCAAATCGCATTCCAACTTCGTCGCGGAGGAGCATAACATGGCGAGAAATAACCTAATCGTCAACCCTTCGTTTAAGACAGACACAACAGGTTGGTCTGCCACAGGATCTTCAACGATTACTCGTATTACCACCGACGCGTTCTTTGGCTCCTCCTGCCTAGAAATTACGAAGGCCGCGGCCGTAAACTCAGGTGCGGTGATTGCATCTCGCATCTCTGTCTCCGCCGCTACCTCGTATGCGGTTGCCGGATACGTAAAGGTCCCTGCGGGAGAAGAAACCGGTGCCTTTCAAATTAACGTCGGCTGGTACACTGCCCTAAGCGGTGGTAGCCTTATCTCCACGACGTCCACAATCAGTTTAGAGAACACTCCAGGCGATGACTGGATAAGACTAATGGGTGTAATGACAGCGCCTTCATTAGCCCTTGGAGCGCTAATCTCAATTGTTCAACCGTTGGCCGGCACGGTTAGCAAGAAGTTTTACGCAGATGCTTTTATCTTTGAGGCTGCGTCCTACGTCGGCGAGTATTTTGACGACGTAACACAGGCAACTGAAAACAAGTACGTCAACCTAGGGCTTACACCACTGCCTATTCCTAAGATCACAGGAATGCAGCTTAACGCCGACGTTTCAATCGGAAGTCTTATTCTTAACACGGTAGATGAAAACGGCGTTGTCTGGGTATGCACGGATATTGAAGGTTGGTGGGTTCATCCTGAGCCGGAGGTACGTGATATTCCTCGCGGTTGGGGAGACGGATCCTACGACGTGCGCGGACGATACCAGGCTCGTCAAATTACACTTAACGGAGTCTTTCTTACTCCAGACCCATCGCTAATTCCTGTGTCAAGAGATAAGCTTATTCAAGAGACAGATCTTGTATACGTAGGCGGATGGTTAAAGACAAATGAAAATCCTACGAAGGCTTCGTTTGTTCGCCTGTCTGGTCAACCAGATATTCAAACTGTAAATGCGCGTGGACGCACAGAGTTTTCTATCGGCTTACGTGCAGCAGACCCTCTTAAGTACGAGTGGTACGAAGGACATGAACTAGGTTATCGCGAGGTGACGATTGCAGGAGAAGACTCCGGCACCGCAGGATCTGGCACAGGTACGGTTACAAATACAGGAAACGCATACTCACCCGTTGTGTTCGAGGTTACAGGTCCTATCGTTGGTCCTGCAACTATCCTTAACGAGACAACCAACGAGTCTATTACCATCATCGGCGCGCTGCGCGGAGTCTTAACACCTACCGTTTCTAACAAGGCTCTAACAGGAAACATTGCAACGCTAACAACCTCGGCTGCGCACGGGCTTCTCGCAGGCGACGTGGTAGTTGTATCTGGTGTTGATTCTACATTCAATGGTACCTTTACGATATTAACTGTGCCAACAACTACGACGCTTACCTATGCTAAAACCGCTACCAACGTAGTATCTGGAGCTGCCTCCGGGACGATTACATCTAGCGCGGATATTCTTGAGGTCGATACGCGTGACCATGAGGTCGCACTTAACGGTGACGTAGTCGGCAAGCGTAGTCTTATCGACGTTCTTGCAGAGTGGACACTCTTAGCTCCTGGCGCAAACGTATTTAGTTTTTATGATGAAGGTGACCTAACAAGCTCTGCATCTTTAACTGTGTATTACCGCTCTGCATGGCTTGGATAGTATACAATGTGTTTAACGACGAATCTACTTAGTGAGGTATAACCCATGGCACTGTATCAATCAGACGCAGCCGTATATAGATACTTTACTACCGATCTTTTAACTAACCAGGTACTTGCAGAAATTCCTTTCAAGGGAGTTTCCTTTGAAAGATCTATCAAGGCTGCAGGAAGCTTTGGCGGAACCATACCGGTTATCCCGGAGACGGCTTCAATGGATCTATACGAAAGCACCATGCCTGGAAAAACAGGACTTTACGTTGTGCGTGACAGCGAGTGCGTATGGGGCGGAATTATCTGGAACCGTAACTACAACGTTGTTGAGCGTGAACTGAGCGTCAGCGCATCAGAGTTTACCAGCTACTTCTTCCACCGCAATATCTGGAAGACATGGACACATGATTTTGGCGCAACTATAGTTGCATCAGGCGGAACACTAACTGGAACCTTAGAAGCCTTAGAGTACGACTTCCCGGTAAGCTCGTCTGTTCGTCTTATATTTCCAGAGGTTTCTGACTTTCAATACAACGCGTACTACACGATAGCGTCATCTCCTACAAACTCGACGTTTACCATTACCGGAACATCCGTGCCTAACGGGACATACGTCGGCGTGACGGTATATGCGCGTGTGGATACATACGACTACGTACGCCAGCTGCTCGATGAGATTCTTGTTGACTTTAGCGACATAACATTTCCTAATACAGACATAGAGCCCGCGCTTACTACCAGTATACAAATTACCTCTATTACCGCGCCTTCAAGTATTACTACAGTTACTACCGCGTCTGCACATGACTTAATTCCTACGCAGACGGTGGAGATCTATAACGTGTCCGCTGGACTAGACGGTTTGTGGGATGTAACGTCGGTGCCTAGTAGTACTACCTTTACTGTTGCATCATCTTTGACATCCTCGGTAAAGAACATAACTAAAACAGTAACATCTAAGTCCATCACAGACTTTACCGCAACTATTACTACAAGTACCTCTCACGGTTTTGCACAATATGACACGGTTGTGCTTTCTGGCGTAGATGACCCTGCCTCTCTTATCATCGTGTTTGACGGCGAGTACCAAATTGTAGATATTCCAAGTGCAACTACGTTTAGGGTATACGTTGCAGACAGCGACATGGTTGCGACGGCGGTAAGCGGTGGTACGGCGGTTGTTCAATCAACTGTAGACATCGGAACGTACGGACCGTTTCCTGGAAACTCTGATATTGACATCGCGTATTCAACAAACGCATATAGCGGAAAGAACGTGCCAAATAATTCATACCGCGGATTTGAGCTTCGCTCAGTCGGTGAAGAACTCGATGAGTACTCTGACACGGTAGACGGTTTTGAGTATCGCATTGACTGCGAGCTCGTGTATATCGGAGAAATACCTACGTTTACACGTACGTTTGTTTTACTGCCTATTGATTATCCAAACCCTCCTGCGGAGGGAGAGGTGTCTCCACCAAGTCGCTATGGCGCAGACGAGCTTGTATTCGAGTATCCTGGAAGTATTATCGACGTGACGATGGAAGAGTCTGCCGAGGACTCGGCAACACGTTTCTTTGTTGTTGGAAATATCCCGGACCTTGGCGATGACATCAGCCAACCGTACGCTGTTGCGTCTGCTACTGATCTTTTATTAGCAGGCTGGCCTATCCTTGACGGAGAAGAAACTCGTAGTGAAGAGTCTGAAGAGTCTGCCTTGTACGCTCACGCGCAACGCTATCTTGCGGAGTCACGCCCTCCTATCTCAGACATCAAGGTAAAGG